CGTCAAAAACGATCGCGTGGGGAAATCCCCGCGCTATCAGTTCATCGGCGCAGATGAAGAACCGTTCGTACTCAGCGGCACGCTGTACCCCGAAATAAGCGGCGGTGATGTGTCGCTTGTCATGCTGGAAACTATGGCTTTTTCCGGGCGCCCGTGGCCCCTGATAGAAGGCACGGGCAGGATCTACGGCATGTATGTAATTGAGCAGATCACGCAAAACCGGACGGAGTTTTTTAAGGACGGGAAGGCAAAGAAAATTGATTTCACGCTCAACCTGAAACGGGTAAGCGAGGACATACGGGAAAAGCTGGCTGAAACCACCACCGACGATCTCTTCTCTCTGGTGAAAACCAACCTTTCGATATAAGAAAAGCGGGCCATTGCCCGCTTCGTCTTCCGTAATACACCACCATAACTGACCGTGCTACAGCACCGTTAAAAGTGACCGTACTCGATACACACGGCCAGCACGGTTATAACCGGCCATGCGTGCCGGAATTCTTATCTCTGGTCGCTGGGAATTTTTTGTAAAGCGTAGATATCCCAACATCATAAATTATGGCAACCCTCCGGCGCGATTCCCCTGCCGCTATTAACCTACCCGCCTGCGCCCATTGTTCTGGTGTTAGTTTTGGACGTCTACCGCCGATCCTTCCCTGCGCGCGAGCGGCCACCAGTCCTGCACGCGTACGCTCGACAATCAATTCTCTCTCCATCTCTGCCAGTGCTCCCATAACATGAAAAAAGAAACGCCCCATTGGTGTTGAGGTATCAATACTGTCAGTCAGGCTGCGGAAGTTCACGGAACGTTGCTTTAGTTCCTCCACCAGAATGACCAAGTTCCGCATACTCCGCCCAAGACGATCCAGCTTCCAGACAACAAGCGTATCTTCTGGAGAAAGGCGCTTTAGTAATTTTTTAAGCCCTGGCCTTTCCGCTGTTCTCCCGCTCATTTTATCTTCAAAAATTAGCTCACATCCTGACCGCTCAAGCGCATCACGTTGCAAAGCCGTGTTCTGGTCATTTGTTGATACGCGCACATATCCAATAAGCATGGTTTTTCATTCCTTTAAAACGATAAATCATGCCATTCGGCTAATAATTATGCATTTTCAAAAACGTTCGTTTGGGAGCAGGAGCACCAGCTATCGGGATTCCGTTCTTCTGGCCGTCCTCAGCGATGCCTAATACGGTCATTACTGAATGGGCTGATATGGTATTTTTGAAGTTTAACGGAGCGACATTTTCTGCAACTACATATCCGACACTTGCTCTCGTATTCCCTGGTTTAGCCCTGCCTGAAGCGCGTGGGGAATTTTTGCGATTATGGGATGATGGTCGTGGTATTGATAGCGGGCGTCAGCTTTTAAGCGCGCAAGGAGACGCAATCAGGAATATTACAGGGGAAATCTATGCGGGAACAGCCGGTAACTCGGAGTATGTTTTCTCTGGTGCGAATGGTGTGTTTTCGCGGAGTGGGATGACATTTGGTCCTAATCTCGCTGGTTCATCAGGAACTGGAGACCAGAGAACTGCTGGAGTAAAACTTGATGCTTCACTGAAAGTTCCCACTGCGACAGAGAACCGACCTCGCAATATTGCATTCAACTTTTTAGTAAGGGCGAAATAATGAAACCTGTATTTGATAAAAATGGTCTGGCTACAGAACCAGGCGACATACGCTGTTTTTATTACGCTCCAGATACTGGGGAATATACCGGCTGGTCTGACGAATACATTAACGTTGGTGTAAGCATGCCTGGGCATTCAACAGACATTGATCCTGGTAATGAAGTAGCGGGGCAAGTAGCCATATTTAAAAATGGTGTTTGGAGTCAGGAAGAAGACCATCGGGGAGAGATTGTCTACTCAATCACTGACGGGATGGCCTCCACCATTGATTATATTGGCCCTGTGCATGATGACTACACTACCACCGCGCCTTCAGGCCAGTATGATAAATGGGATGGTGAGAAGTGGGTAACGGATACTGATGCGCAGCACGCAGCTGATGTTAAAGCGGCCGATGCTGAAAAACAGACAAAGATAGAGCTGGCTAACGAGTTTATGAACAGTAAGCAGTGGCCCGGTAAAGCAGCTATGGGCCGCCTGAGTGATGCCGAAAAAGAACAATATAACACCTGGCTTGATTATCTAGATGCACTGGAAGCGGTCGATACCACCAGCGCACCAGATATCGAGTGGCCTACTCAGCCTGATAATCGGGAGCAGGCTGAGTAAATGCGGCGCCATCGTATAAATACCCCGACTCAACGTCATCAGGACAATTAACCCAAACCAACGAGGGGTGGAAACGCCCCTCGGGATCTACATCTACGGTTTCTTCAACGCGAAAGTTTTCTTTGCCTTCAATTTTTTTAATTCTTGCCCATGTCATTTAATCACCACTCAATAATCACAATACCATTTTTACCAGAGCCGGATTTATTACTACTGTTAGCAGCAATCCCACCACCACCGCCCCCATAACCAGTCGCATCCAGACCCACCCCTGTAGATCCTCGGCCTCCGGGGCCGCCACCGTTGCCGCCGCAATTTGCCGAGTTGGCTGAACCGTCACCCCCCCAACCCAACCCCTGATTAACATCTCCGCCAACACCGGCTCCCGACGAACCACCGGATGTTGATGTGCCGCCATACCCATACTGACCACCAGTCGCGGAGAGATAAGAACCAAAAGAAGATGACCCACCGGATGCGCCATTACCTGTAGTTACGCCAGCACCAGCAGAGCCAACGGTTACCGTAACGCTTGAAACGTCTGTGAGATCGAGAAGCAATTTCGAATATCCGCCACCGCCGCCACCGCCCCCGCGCTTTGTTGTATCGGTAGTCGACCCGCCAGACGCTCCACCACCAATTACTGTCACCTGGCATTTTCGCCCTTGTTGGAGTGCCTCAGGAACGTTCCAGTTAGATACTCCAGGGGTGTTGAAAACAACTATGTTTTGCAGGCCAAAGGCCGATGCTCCTAAACCAAGGTTTTGTAGAAAAACAGAAACGTTTTCTATGTCTGAACCATTTGCCGATTTATCCATCTTTCCAGCGAGTGAATTTGTTACGGTGGTAGCAAAGTTAGGATCATTACCCAAAGCCGCAGCAAGTTCATTCAGCGTATCCAGCGCTTCAGGCGAAGAGCCAACCAAAGCAGCAATAGCAGCCTGAACGAAAGCTGTATTTGCAATTTGAGTAGAACTATCTTTGCCTTCCGCCGTTGGCGCAGTCGGCCTGCCAGTAAGAGCGGGACTTTCTTTTGGTGCGTATTGTTTATGCGGATCAGCCGCAGCTACATGCGCTGCCATTTTCTGATCAACATAGCTTTTCACCTGGATGATCTGATCATCAACATACTGTCGGGTTGCCAGAACTACCGAAGGGTCAATTTTCAGCGTTACGGCAGCGGTGCTGCTGACAATCAGGATCATGCGTACAACCTGTACGCGCCCGCTTCCCTCCTGTAACTGCGGCTTATACGTTTCCGCACAGTTGGCTACGGCAATCATATCGCCGTCTTTATCGAATAAACCGATTTCACGGATCCACCACCCGCCCTCGTCTTCAGGTATCACCTGCTCGGCAATAATCTGGTTGGCGTTATTCGGGTCAATGCTCAGACTATTAAGCGGCTTGCGGCGCAGCTCATGAACCAGCGCCGTTTGTGCCTGGTTCGGCGTCGGCAACACGCCGTTACCATCGCCTACAGCCATCTGGGTGATTTCAACCTGCGCACCCAATGCCGTGGCATTTGCCAGTTTCGCCGCGCCCACATTGGTTAGCACGGCATAATATTTAGTCGCCACTTGCGATCTCCACGGTGTCAATTAAATGGATTGCCGCCCCGGTGTAATCATCACCGCCCACGGCTATGGTTTCAGGAAAATACGGGTACACGGTTAGCGTATCGCCGGAATAACTGCCCGCGCCGATATACAGATCGCCGGTTGTTTGCAGGTGAAGAGACATTCCCAGCATATGACGGCTGCACGGCTTCACATCGGCGATCAGGCGTTCAAGTTCCTGATAGGTTTCTTCACTAATGCCCTGGTCTTCCACGCCAATATCCAGCGTGAAGGTGCCCGGTGCGGTGTCGATGTTCCACCACTCGTTAACCCGGATGAAGAAGCCGAACGGCTCCACAACCCGGCGCATGGCGCCCGTTGTACCCTTGTACTTATGCAGGTAAAACGCATCGGCCACCGCCTTTCGTTTTGTGTTTATCGGCCAGGCCTCATCCCAGCGATCAACGGAGAAGGCCCACGCCAGATAGGGCAACAGATCAGCCCGACACGTCCACGGGTTCCACAACTGGCGCAGCGGCACGGGCACTTCACCCAACGACGCACAGACGCGCGCGGCGACGCGCTCCATTCGGCTGGCGCTGGGTGGTAACAGGTCATTACTCATCGTAACCACCCACCGTTATGGTGTATTCGGTGCAGTGCGATGCCTGGTAGTCACTCAGCACAATATCCGCAACAGGCTGCGCCAGTTCCACGCGCTGGACGCCTTCGACGTGCAGGGCGGCGTAGATAGCTGAAAGACGGATATCGCGCCCTAAGCGATTCTGCGCGGCAATATACGCCTGTAACTGCTGTTCCGATGCCTGCCGGACGGGTTCAGCTTCCGGCCCCGGATAGATGTAAAGCGTTGCATCAATCTGATACGGCACGATCTCCGCAGACTGCACCGTTACCCTGTCGGCCACCGGGCGCACTTCTTCATCGTTCAGGGCAGCAGCGACCACGGAAAGCAGATCATCGCTGGCCGTTCCGTCACCTTCGCGCGACAGCACCGAAATGGTGACGCAGGCAGGCGTAGGACTCACCGCCGAAATATCAGCTACGCGCCCGTCTGCTGAACGCCCCCAAAATTCATACGCCGCAGTTGGCCCGGCCACGCTCAGACCTTCAAAAGCCTGCTGGGTACGCGTGCGTAAATCTGGGTCTGACTCCATCACGGCTTCAATTGGCGGTGTAACGCTGTCGTCTTCTTCCTGAATGGTCAGACGTTCAACGTTGAAATTGACCGCCAGATTATCCAGATCGCTATCCGTGGAATAAGCCAGCATCACCGCGCGGGCTGCTTCATTCACCCGCTGGCGCAACAGCAATTCGCGATAGCAATTCTCTTCCAGCAGCATGGTGATCGGCTCCGATTCAAGCTCAAGCGTGCGGGCGATCTCTTCCTGCTCGTCTTCCGGGTACATCGCAATAAATGCCGCCTTGCGCTGCGCGAAAAGCGTTTCGAAGTCCAGCGGTTCAACCACCACGGGCGGCGGTAGCTGCGATAAATCGATCGTGCCGCTCATGCCTGGCCCCTCAATGTAATATCAGCGTTAAATGGCGTCTGATTGTCGGTGCGATTGGCCTGGATAGTGGCAACCAGCCGACCGGCACCCGGCGCGCTCAGGGTGATACTGGTCAGAGAGATCCGCGGTTCCCATAAATACAGGGCGCTGTAGATGGCAGACATAACGCGCAGCTTCGTTATGGCGTTATCGACCGGCTGATCTATCAGGTTGAAAAGCTGCGAACCGTAAGCGCGGCGCATTACACGGGAACCGATCGGCGTTAACAGAATATCGCCGATAGACTGCGCTATATGCTCGTTGTCGGTGATGGCATGGCCTGAACTGGCATTCATGCCGCTGTAACGGACTGTACTCATACCGGGCCACCTGTATTACTACCACCGGACTGGACGCCGCTATGTTTGTGAGAATGGACAACGACACCATTAGACGAAAGCGATCCGCCTGAATGGGTAATATTGCCCTTCATTTCCCCGCCCTTTTGCACTTCCAGCGTGGCGGTGATCAGCTTGTTGGTGCAGACCACTTCCGGCGTGTCCAGGGTAACGCGCGTATCTGCCTTGACCGTTACCACCGGCACGGTGGCGGTAATGGATTCCGACGCGGTGACGCTTGCCGTTTTTACCCCGCTGACAACCAGCGCGCTGGCCTCCGGGTCATATGAAATACGGGCGCCATCCGGGTGCAGGATCACGCAGGTGGTAGCGCCAGCATCTGGCGGCGGTGCGTCTTCGCTGTAAAGGCTTCCGGCAATGAATGCCGTCTCCAGCTCACCGCAGGGGCACAAAATATAAACCTGTTCGCCCACTGTCGGCGCCCACCACGTCACGGCTTCACCGGCGCGCGGCACTGCCCAGCGGATCCAGTCGGTTTTGTTCTCGCCGGTTTCGACGCGTGCAAGATACTTTTCCGTATCCACTTCCAGCACGGTGCCAATGCGGGCGAGATTGCAGATAAGGCGATAGAGTTCGTTTAAATTCATAGTGCTGACTGTTTCCCGTGGTGCCGGTTACGCTGTCCGGCGTCGTTTCCACCCGGTAGCAGGCTTTACGACCGTTTCGGCTTTTGGGTTATGCAGTCAGTATCAGGAGTCGCGCGCGCGCAAACAACGCGGCGCCCTTGTGGCGGGGTGGTGACAATCAAATCTCTTGCAGGAAGGCGACAACAGTATCGACCAGCCAGTCTAAATCCCCCTCGGTCATGCCCAGGAGTTCACGCACCGGGTAGCGTGCACGGGCACCCGGCACCACGTTATCGACTTCACCGTACTGGTGAACGCTGGCAATTTCGGCGGTATGCCCCTGAAAGCCAACCACTGCCATGCCGCCCGTACCGTAAGCCTTAAGAAAGCGTGCGGTGCGCAGCTTGCGGAACATCGGATCCTTTCTGGTGCGGTTTTGCTTTGACTGGTTGAGATTGATTTCAATATAGCGCTGGATATCGCGCTTATAGAACGTGCGCAGGGCACCGCGATCAACGTCATAGCCGGTGATTGCGCGGTGCTCACCCCTGCCCGTGGTTCGCCAGTTGCGTAACTCCCTGGCCTCATCATTCCATACGAATTTTATCCCGCCCTGGGTGCGCAGAATTTTGCGGCGGCGGGCCTGATAGCTTTCACCGCTGGGGTTCTTCTGGCTGGCGATACGCTTTTGCTGGCGCTTACGCAGCCCGATCGCAACGTCGCGCGTCAGCTTGCGACGGTGTCCGGGCGAAAGCTGCGCGGCAACGCTGGCTAACCAGTCGTCTAACTGCTGGAAGAGGGGATCGGTTTGTTGTCCTGCCATGTTTCGCCGCTGACCTCATCAACAAATACCAGTGACCACGCGCCAATTTCCGGCCCCGGTGCAGGGTCAGCACGGTGACGGGTGACGATCTCGCCATCTTCACGGGTGACGATCACCGCTTCATCAGCCTGAATCTGGATCAGTACGTCCATCGTGCTGTTACTCAGAATATCGGCTTCGAATGTTATGCCGTTCTGCTGCCTGTCCGGGTTAAACAACAGATCAGGCTGATATAAGCGCGCCCATGCCAGCACCGGCACGCTGATAGTATCCAGAGATTCAGGGTAATCCATCACCAGCACTTCCAGCGTATAGCGATACTCAAACGCAGCAGCACGCTGGCCGGTGCTGACCATACGACCTTTTCGCAGATAAACCGCCAGATTATCGGGATTTTCGCGCAGCCAGGGCACATGCTGGCTTATCATCTGGCGCAGTAAATCGGGTTTAAGCATTACTTATTCCCCCCGGACTTAACCGCATCATATGCAGCCTCACAGGCTAATCCTCTGGCTCTTGCTTCATCAGCTTCTCTTGCCAGTTCCCCCGCTCGCTCGTCAGCCCGCTTAAACAGGTCGGCAAGCAATGCGGCACCGCTGGCTTTTGCCTCGCTTCTGCCGGGAGTTCCGGCACCGCAGGCACGTTCACGGTCTGCCAGTCTTCTGGCGAGTTCGTCGGCTTTGGCGTGCAGCCCACGAGAAACAGCACTGGCACGATCGGCAGCAGCCTGCACGCCAGCAAGCTGCTGACTGGTTTGTTTTCTGAGCGCATCAATTTCACCTTGTCGGCGTTGTTCTTCTGTCCTGGCCTCAGCCTGCCTTTGCGCCAGCGCGGTGGCGTCGCGTGCATCACGTTGCGCCCACTTTTCACGCCAGTGCTGATCTGCATCACCGTAACCAGCGCTGTAACGCCAGTGGCTAAAACCCCATACAGCAGCAGCGGCCAGCACAAGACAAACGATCACTTTCCAGCGTGACAACCCCATATCTAAACCTCTCGCCAGCTCGCACTGTCATTACCGTACGTGCTGGAGCACTGTCAAAAATGACCGCGCTCGATACGCACGGCCAGCACGGTTAGACATGATCACGACTCAGAAACGGAGCGCGTACCGGATAGCTGCGGCAATGGTTGAACATCGACAGGAATATCTTTCGGCCAGCGATATCCAGATACCCGCGATGTAGAAAACGCACGGATATTCACCGCATCACTCTGATTTCCACCCAGTACCATCAAATCGCCATTTGCCTGCTGACCAACAACAAAGCCAACATGACCGCCGCCGTCACGGCTGAATACCACCACACAACCATATGCAGGTTTATCCAGCTTCACCCCCCAATTAAGATAAGATGCGGCTGATTCAAAGCGGCTTGATGTGATACCTGAACGTTCCAGCACTCCCCCAACGTAAGCCGCACACCACGGCGTTTCGTCGTCCTTAATACCGCCTCGTTTTATATCCTTCCAGAACTGTAAAATTAGCGGGTTATGCTCTGGCCCTTTAATTTCCTTTTCACCAATATATTTACGACCTTCAACAATCCATGATGGTTCTTTCATGGCTGCATTCCTCTTTGACAGTGAATAAAACCGCCAACCAGCAAATCATTTCAGGTGATGGGATTTATTCCCCGCCCTTCATTCCGCCGATACGGTTTTCGATAAACCCAGTAACTTTGTTGCGGACTTTATCCGCTCCCATAAATCCGATTGAGGCGCCCACGAACGTTACTGCGTTGGACGGAAGCCCCAGATATTCCAGCGAACCGGCCACAGCAAGCGTGACAATCCCACATACCAGCGATCCGGTGGCGGTTTTAAGCAAAGACTGCCCATCGTAAAGGCTCATTAGCGCCGAAATACTCAGCGCCGCACCAGCCGCAAACAGTGTCGGCAGATAAGTAGCGATCCATTTCATTGTTTGTTCGAGTAATCCCGGTGGTGTGTCGTGCATACCCTCCCCCTTAATCCCATAGCTGCACGGTTTCCCGCTGGGCTGGCGGCTGGATCTCTGGCAGGTAGACAATCTGCCCGGCCTGCAACTCAGTGGCGGCGGAAATGCCCTTATTGGCATCGATCACCGCCTCGGTAACGCCTGCTGTTCTGCCGTAATAGCGCCAGCAAAGCAGGTCGATCGTGTCGTTTTGCTGCGCCTGAACGTTCATTACACCAACTCCGCCAGGCCCCGGCTTTCGTCCTGGATATCACGGATTGACCAGCGCACATCCCGCCACAGCGTATCGATCTGCGTGCTCAATGCCGCCGCGTGGTCTTCGCCTTTACTGGTGGTGTCAATATCGCGGTAGCCTTCAATCAACAGCGCCTTAGTGAGTGAATACACGGCGTTTTTATAGCGCCATACCTTCACGGAAGTGCCATTCACCGGACTGGCCGGAATTTCTGCCAATGACTCATAGCCCGCATCAATCTGCACCTGGCGCCACAGGAAAAGCTGATCATTAACATGGGCCACCGCTTCCACCGTTCGCGACATCAGGCGATCGGTTGTCACCTGCCCATCAAGACGCATCGCGCGGCGTAGTTCAGCCAGCGAAATGACCGGCCAGAATGGCAGGCTTTCAACCTTCGCGCCGCCATCATCAGGCACTGGATCGGATGGTGGCCGTACTGGCTCAGTGGCTACCAGACTCATGATCTCTACTCCGTATAAGTCAGGCGGTGGACGGCAGGACGAAGACGCGGCGTTGCCTGTTTTCGCCTGCCGTGCCGCCTGGGTGCGCGGGGGCACGTTCGGTTATGACGCCGCCTTCTGGCGGGCTGTCGTGGTTCTTTTCTTCGCTGCCGGCTTGCTTTTAGCGGCGGGCTTTTTGGTTTCCCGCTTCGC